TCATCTTTTGATAGTACCTCGGCTCCATGCACAATAAGCAACCTTATCGAGGTTCTCATCTTCAGCAGCCTGGCTGATAGTAGACAGACCGGAACTCATCATGTTATGGCCTAGAATCTTGCCATCATCATCAACATAGATCAGGTGGAATTGTTCAATACGGGGATGGCGGTAGACTGCAAACAGCTCAGCCACTGCCTGTGGGCCAAAGACTTGACGGCCAGTGTAGTCTATTCGTCGGTGTTTTCGCCAGTCACCGAGGACTGAGCTTTTGCCTGGCTGGAGTCGGTCGCGTAAGGTGGTTTGTCTTCCACCAGAATCCCGTTCCAGTCCGGAGGCAGTGGAGTCACTGACACGACTGATGGCGTGCTCGACTTCTGTATAGGCTTTTTGGTATGCTTCTCTTGAGCCATATGCAATGCTTTCATCTGATTTAGGGTCTGCAAATGCTTCTGTCTCTAGTGTAGCATCCTGATCGGCAGATTGCAAGTGATCCTGGCCATACGCTGGGCCAGGCTCACTGACAGATCCGGACTGGTCATCATCCAGGAAGTCAAAGAAATCACCAAATTCATCAGGCCCGGGCTCTACTTCTTTGGCTTGGCCTGGCTTTTCGTGGGCCTTTTGGCCTGGCTTGGCTGCTCGTTGATCGGCTCGATCCTGTACGCCCGCCACCTCTTCAGGTATGCCTGTACTCGTTTCATCCTCATTTTGATGTCCTATCAGTAACTCGGCTTCATCTATGGCGTACCCACCTTTGCGGTATTCGCCGGCAAGTTCCTTGGTGGCAGCATCGATCTCGGCCATGGTAAAGCCCTGATTGACCATGTCCCATTGCATGGCCATCAGCTCAGCCATGGGATCACCACTCTTGGCCATTGTCTCCAGCGCTGCCTGGCTCAATCCACCAGACCCACGCCGGACCATGTAATCATCCACCACGGCCTCAATGAACCCCTGCACAAACCCGGAATCCATACCCCGCTCTAGGGCCTCCATGTCCCACGCCGTACCCTGATCCTTGTCAAACGTGAAGAGCCGCCTGATCCCTGCGATAGAGCCAGGCTGACCTGGCTGGCCTGCATACTGATCCAGCTCACCTTTGTATCGTGGATCAAGGTAATAGCGACCTTCAGACAGTGGCCCCAAGCTGTCAGCGCCGTGCATAGCATCCTGACCGGCCAGAGCTTCCTGGTAAATGCCATGAGACTCAATGGCTGTGCGGATCTGGTTTTTGACAGGCCTGGTCACAGCATTGTCCAGCATGAAGGCAGGCACCTTTTTAATTCCCTGCGCCTGCAGAGGGGATTGATCCACACCGGCCTCTTTCAGGGCCTCTGCCAGGGGAGCGATATTGTCACCCTTGACGTGCAACTTTTTGCCGTTTAGTGCAATTTCAATGGACGAACCTTCAATTTCGGCCTCCATTTTAGTCCAGTCAGCCATTTCCTGGGCCTCTGCCTCTGTCTCAAACTCCCAGGTCAGCCCCCCGTCTTTGTCGGTTGCAGGTTGGGCACTTGCCTTGGCAGGGCTTCCTGATTGATCCACGACCGATCCACCGGCTTGACTGGCCTGGCTCTTTGATTCGTCCCCCTGGGGAACCGCTTGGCCGGCCTGCGTCGCCTGTTCAGTTTTTCCTGGGAGAATACTTTCCTGATCGCCCTGCTGCCCGCTCTGTCCAGTTGCACCATCTTTGCCGCCCTTCTGATTTTTGAGACCCTTGGCAATGTCAATAAGCCCACCTGTCACATTGCCAGGCGCACCAATCAACGCGAAGGATCTCGAACTCTTACCCACAATTTCAATGTATCGATTCTTGATCTCAGTGAGAGTGGCCTGGCTCAACTCTGTACCCTTGAGTTCATTATTGATTGCAATAGCCAGGTACTCACCTATGATGTTGGTAGACTCTTGATTAACCTCCTGGAGTGTTTCCTCCGCCACAAACCCACCGAACTTGGCCAGACGATTCTGCGCCAGTTTCTTGAGGGTCTGCTCTTTGGCCACCTTGGCCACAGTCTTTCGCATGGCCCGCTTGACAGGGCCTGACATGTTCTTGACCCCTGGGATCGTGCCGACCACGGTCAGCATCTGCCCCGCTTCAATCAAACCATTGATCACACCAATCGGGGCAGCGATGTATGCCGCAATCTTAGGATCAATGCCGGATTGGATAAGATCCAGGAACGCGCCACCGGCCTCTAATTGACCGGCCCTCACTGCCGTGCCCGATGTCCCACCGAATTTCACACCGGCCCACCATGCAGGCATGATGGCGGTCTCGTCACCAAACACAGGCGTAGCAGCAGTGGCCACCGCAGTCACACCCGCAAACAAAGCACCACCAGCTGCAGCACCCAGGCCACCGGCTTTCATACTGGAACCCATCAGAGGGATCTGCTCGGCAGTATCCATGGCAGCCTTTTCCAGCCAGGCCCTGTTTTCATAGAGCAGATCAGTACGGATGCCCCGCTGAAGAAAGTCAATCATGGCCCAATCATTGTCATTGGCCTTACCCTTCATGGCCCTATTGCCGAGGTCAGCCAGTTGCACCATTTTCTTGCCATTCTCATGGTAGTCTTTGATCCGCTGCCAGGCGGAGTCACCATTGAAACCCTTGCCCAGAAACGCCGTATTGTACTGATCCATGTAGGTAGTGGCCTGCTCTGGAGAAATGCCCAAATTCGCTGCCCAAAACGATGCAGTAAGCAAATGTTTTGGCGTAGTGGCCTCAAGCTTCGGATCAAACAGATTGTCGATCTTTCCGCTCTGTGTTGGCGGCGCAACCTGTGTATTGATCTTGAGTGTATTGATGGGGGCAGGTGTTTTGGCCATTAGTATTTAGTCCTTCCACCGTGAGGTCTGTCAGCTTTTCCCTGGGCCTTGAGGCGTTTCTTGCGGATCTCCACAAGGTCAGGCGTGAGTCGCTCGTACTTCTTGATCTCGACCTGCTTGCCATCAAAGGCCTCAATGTGTTTGTTGTAATACTCAGCTGCTGCCTCAAGGCCCTGGGTCTGCTCGATGAAGATGCGAGTCTTATCAAACTGATTTGAATTGACCGGCACGAGGTTTGGATTGACTGGAAGTGTCCGATTGTAGTCCTGCGCGAGCATTTGGGTCAGGCCTGTGGCTTTCAAGGTATCAGCAACCACACCTGCTTTTGCCAGGGGCTCCATGATACCGTTGAAGAAAACGCCCAACTGCTCTTCCCCTGACCCATCGTTCGCCTTGAGCCAGCCCCGCATGCGCGCTTCAGTGGCAGTCATATCGTTGTACACTTTCATGTACTTGTCACCGAAGGCATCTTCCTCTGCCATGCGTTTTGCAAAGGCAGCCCGGATGGGCTCTACCCACTTGGCATACTGAGGGGCAGAGACGACTGCCTTGTAATTGCCATCGCGTAATTCATAGAGCTGGTCCCTGAAGTCTTCAAAGTGTTTCTTCTCGAATTCACCGGCATGACCGAGTAACCAGGTCATGGCATCTGCAAGGCTCTCCTCTTTATTGGCCACGGCACGCACGATGTTCATGGCATAGTGATATGATGCATAGTCGCTCTGTGATCGTGGCTTGTTCACGATATCCTCAGCCTGCCTGGCCACAGCGGCATCCAGTTTGCCGAGGCGTACCTGTTCCCAGGCCTGGTCAAGCGACTCCGGAGAGAGTTTGCCCTGATGGGCATCTGCCAGGAGATTGTCATTGTTCAGCAACTTCGTCTCTTCCTCCTGCCGGTCCAGATACGTCTTACGCAATTTGTAATGGCGTTCCACCCGGGCCAGGATCTCGTTTCTGTCAGTCTCTTCATCAAAGGCCGCCGCTGGCACAGCATTGACCATGGCAATAGCACCCATTTGATCGTTCATTGCGATCGCACTGTCATACAGACCGTCATGGAACTGCTTAACGTTTGCCTCTGCCACCTGCTTGGCCATGGCAGTCTGGATCTTGACCAGATGCTCTCTCCAGTAGGTTGCCCGCTTTGCATCGAGCAGAGGAGGATTCGTTTCATCACCCTGGGCCAATGATTCAATATAGGTCAGGGCCTCCGCACTACCCTGACCTATCGCTTCTTTTTGTTTTGTGGGATCAGTGAGATCTTGAGCCTTGCGATACCCGGCGCTCACAAAGCCAGTCAACCGCTCGCTCATCTTGGCTTCAGTGGCATCGATCTGCAAGTTATACGCGTGATGCTGGGCAGTCACCTTACGCCTGGCCATGTTCACTGTCAATCTATGACCCATAGCCCGCTTTGCTGTGGCATTGGTGATGCCATCCATCAATTGCTTTTGATGAGCCTTGGCCCACTTTGCATACGAGGGCTGGACCTGTGTATAGTCGGTCTGCTGCCTCATCTGGAGATCATGCTGGCCCCACGCCTGGTCATCGGCAGCCACGGCATCTGCGAACTGGCCAGAGGCCTCGATCTCATTCATCTTGACACCGATCTGCGTAGAGACATTGCCGGCATGTTTCATGTTGGCGGCAATCTGCTGATTTGCTTCATAAGGCCCTGATAAGGCTTTAGGGTTCACACGGATGCCACCGCTCGTGCCCCGCTGATTTACCTGAGCAAAAGGTATTTGAATTTGTCCCATTGTATCCCTGCCTAATTTGTGCTACTGCTCTTGTAGTATTTGTAATTGGCATACGCGCCGGCAGTATCAGCCGCCCCACCGATCAGCGCCGCATTACCCTGTCGCCTGCCAGTGAGTTTGGCCACATCCCCGCTGAGTCTCATGAACGCAGATTCACTCTCAAGGCTCTTAACCCTTGCAGTCCTGTCATACTTGGCCAGTTCCACACCAAGAGCGAGCTGCTCTGCTGTTTCGTTTTGAACCTTTAAAGGTGATCCAGACATGGTCACACCCATCATGCCGTACTGGGCAGCCTGCTGAGACAAGTGCCTGCGCATCTGATCCCGGCGCTGATCCGACTCGATCTGAGCCAGTTTCTTCTCAGACTCTGCTTCCTGCGCAGCCACCTGCGCATTGTAATGATGCATGGCCTGCTCTTGTTTGCCCTGTGCCCTGGCAGACAGAGTATTCATGACCGTAGCGCCGGCAGACATACCCACAGCCGCAATCATGGCAGTTTCAATGCCCATGCTGGCCTCCCTTCACAATTGAATATCGAAAACTGTCACAGCCATCAGGATTGAACTGCTCTGCAAAGCCATCGCGTTTGAACCCAAGGATCTCGGCAAACTTGCAGCCATTGGGCACATCCACACGCACTGTGGTTTCCAGCCTGCGCCAGAAATGTCTATCACCGAACTCTGCAATCTTTTGTCTGATCGTGCGTACCAGAGCCAAAGGTCTCAAGTTTGCAGCATTGGAATACAGCCACACCCCGTAATTCCCCTTCCAGTTCTTGACGAACCCACCGCTTGCCACAGCCGCACCGTCATAGAAAAGCGTCCAGGCCTCTGTGCCCCGCTCCATCTGCTTGGCAGTCACAGCCAGGTAATCATAGTCCTGCTGACCTGGAGACATCAGGGAGTCCATGCCAAGGACATGCTCTGCCTTGTACGGAATCATCTCCAGCCTGCCTGGTTGTACAGCGCACTGCATCATGGGTTGACCTCCCAATGAGGCATCAAGCCCAGCACCGTCATGGGCAGAGGCTCATCACTCTGCACACAGATGAAGGATTCGGTATCCCTGGGAGACAGGAAGGTCACGCGCTTATCTCCGGAATACAGAGGAGTGGCCTGGTTGAGTTGATCGTCAATGGATCTGAAATCCAAATCAATCAGGTCATCGAATGATGGCCCAATCGAAACACCCAGGGATTGATACACCCGGACACCACAAGACACGATCCGCTGACTGGAACCCTGGATCGCACCGTCATTGCCAACCACATTAAGACGCATGGTCTGGAGCTTGGCCGTATAGGGCAGGCCAATGTGAATGGTATTGTAATAGCCACCACCCAAAGACACAGCACCCCCAGAGACCGTGGCCTGGCCGAGATACGCGCCATCTCCAACCATGCTCACAGTCTCGGCCTCAAGGTGCGTGAGAGTCGCAAAAGAACCTGCCACCTGAGCTACCGACCCACCGGACGCGTAAGCAGTGTATGCTGCAGTCGTCCAATCAATGGTATCGGTCTTATCCCGCAAGGAAAAGCTGTCAGCATCAATGTAGTGAAGATCAAAGACCTTGCCATTAATCTCCGTCATACCAGACACGCCTGTGATCTCCACAGACACGCCATCAACAAAGCCATGGCCCACAGCAGTCACCACGCCTGGCGAGGCCTGAGAGATGCCTGTGATCGTCTGAGATTCCCCTCCATCAAACGACAGGCCACAGTCCACATAGAAGGCATCTACTTGTTCGTCACCCCAGTCTCGGGTCTGTACCTGCTCGATGTACGTCACCGTGTTACTGTCCACTGTGCGATTGACTGCGAGCCAGAGCTCAGACTCTACAGAGCCAGGGATCACGCAGGTAGATGCCACCTGGCCACCGAAGTTAAGCCTGCTCCAGCCGAACACGTCCTGATCAGGCTGGTACACCAGGGTAGCCATCGTGCCATCGTCCAGTGTACACCAGAGGATTGAGTCAGGCGTTTTGGCATAGTCCAGATCCACGATGCCACCGCGCGTGACATGCTCACTCATCAGAGTCATATCCCTGGCCACGTATGAATCAGAAGAGAAGTTATACCCGATCTCCCGGAGTTTCCTGCCACCGCGCTGCACGAACATGATCATATTATTGACCATCACGCCCTGGAGATCTCCACTGCCATAGTTCGACTGCTGTTTGACAAACACATTTGTCGGAGTGATCGGCGTATCCGTGCCCCCTGTCATGACCCACTCACCACCGGCTGACCCCAGCATCAAGTGGCGCAGAGAGACCAGCCACTGGATCAGATTCTGCTGATCAGAGGCAATGGTAAAGGCCATGCCATCAGTGTCATCATTACCTGCCTGGAAGTTTTCCCAGTCATCCGATTGACTGAACCACACAGTTTGAGATTTTGTATCAGTCCCGGCCAGGACCAGGCGATCCTCAAACAGGCTGATGCACCTGGGCCAGCCCTGCTTGTCAGAGAATGCACCCTGCGACCATCTGGTCGTGGCAGCAGTACCCCCGAGTTCATGCAGCACAGTAGCCGCGCAGGCGTTGGCATCAGTGACATCTGTAATCCTGACCACGCCATCGAGTTCATATCCCTGCGCGATCAGGCTATAGATACAAGTGCCACTGGTGAAGGCGCTCATGTACACTCGGTACTCGGCATCTGCCACCAGCTCGTCACCGGAATAGTCGATATTGCTATCACTCTCCGAGTGGACAGGGTACACCACTTCCCATGAGGCCCAGTTATCATATGACCTCTGGAGATCCACAGTGCCCAGCCACGTCCCATGAGTCGTGAACCTGTACGACCTATCCAGTTGGATCGTGATCGGGGAGGAATTGGTGTCCACCACCGTCAAATTGCCTGATACAGCATTGGAGTCCAGAGAGTAGGTGATCTGCCAGTCAGAACCAATGTGATTGGCATCCCACAGGCCACCGTCATTTGTCATGGTAATTGAACCAGTCACAGCCGAGGCAGCGACCTGGGTACTGGCCAGATTCTCATCCAGGAAAGGACCATAATCGAGCGAGACCTCAGTCAGTGTCCAATCGTCATGATCGTACCGCACCAGCTTGTACAAAGGGTAATCCTCATGCGTGAAGTACATCACATCAGAAGACTTAACAAACCGCAGGCCCTCAAGATCGGCATCATCCCAGGGCGATACAATCTCATACGGAGATCCACCATCCTGCACCTGGCCGCCCTGGGTGTAGAACCTGACGTATTCATCACCCATCTCCAGCACATAGGCCTGGCTCACAGAATACTCAAAAGGAACCAGCCTACAGGCATCACCAGCCACCTTGGCAGAGGCCACATAATACGTACCAGGTCTCTTGGTCACTCCGCCATAGGGCAGGATGATCATGTTCTCCAGAGTCTTACAGGCCCTGTAGTATTTCTCCAGATCAGTGCGGCCATCCAGTTGACCAGTAAACTCACCAGCATTAAAGGCATGGATCATTGTCCTGATCGGCGCTGCCTTGAGAGGCAAGCCACAGACAGATGGCCACAGAATAGAGATCGTGATGATAATGCGTTTGATCCAGATCATGACTGATCCTTTTCGGTTTCTGGGTGTGCTGCTTTACTATTCATCATGATCTCGTTTCTAGTAGATAAGGTTGGGGTTTCTGGTGGGCGTGGTACTACCACCCGCTGAAGCGATTACATCGTTGTTGCCTTCATCCAGATTCTTGCCAGCCCCATCAGTCCTGGCCTGCTCAAGCGTATTGATCCTCTCAGCATCCGCACGGGCCTGCTGCAGCACCCGCTTGATCGAGAGATACAATTGATCTTCAGCCACCACAGAAGGCACTAGCATGGCAGCCACATTGATGTACACGCACTTACGGAAGAACGCAGGCCACTGGGCAGGCAATGGCCGAAACCGAATGAACCTGACACGACAGGTCGGTTCATTGGTCACCAGCACATCCACTTCCCGCTCACCGACAATGATGATTTCCCGATCCCAGTCATACTCATAGTCATCACCATCAGCATCCACCATGGCAATGATGCGACGACACCCCAGGCCTGCAGGTATCTCGTAGGCGTAGGTCCACCCAAAGGCAGGCATCTGCTCGGCCAGGTTCAGCTGTGCACGAGTCTTGGCAAACTTCCAGTCAATACCGATCTCAAACTCTTCATCCACGGCCAGTTCGTACATCTCATTGGCCAGGCCAGCGACCTTGCCACCCTGTCCGGCCTGTAGTTTCGTTTCCCCGATCATGATCAGGGCAGCATTTTTAATGGAAAGTGGAGTAATGGCCATGGGTCACCGTCCGTGTAGAAACCGGGGCAGTGTCACCTGCCCCGGTCGGTTAGCATCTTCAGAGAGTAAGGGCTTAGGCAATGTCAATGCCAGCATCCTGTTCGCACTCTTCCTCGAACCAGGCAATGATCTTGCCAGTGGTCTCGAAAGTGTTATCACCCACACAGCGCAGTCCCAGATACTTCTGGACCTCGCATGCCGGCACAGCCTGATTGACCAGCAACACACCTGCCACCGCCCTGGCCTTTGGAATAGGCCCGACGATCATATGCTGCTTAAGAGCAGTGGCAAAACCGGCGTCAGTGTCAGACTCCAGCTTGAAAGAGATGACTGTACCTGTACCGACAAAATCCTCAGTACACCGCACCTTCAGGCACATCTTGTTTGCACCCACACCAATACGATTGGCGGCCTTGGGCATGGTCAGCCAATTGACACACATCTCCGATGCCCCAGCATCACAGACGCTCTGCTCGATGACACCTGTGGCAGCCACGCGAGTCAGCGTTAAATTCATATCCATAATAGTTCTCCTGTTGGATAGACGTTATGTCCCCAGGCATCTCAGATCAGATGCCTGGGAACGGTAAGGTTGCCACATTAAGCCACTTTGGCTTGAGTGTTTGTGATTGTGTCCTCACGATGGATCGGGATACCATCAAGGCTGAGAACTTCCTTGGCAAATGGGCCTTCACCCTTTGACTCATGGAAGAACGCATTGCTCTTGCTGTTGGCAGCCTTGCGGATTTGAGTCCACAGCTTACGGTTACAGACAATATGAGCGCCTGCACCGTTATGCTCCAGATCACCCAACGCATCGAACAGCACTTCCTCGTCAAACGAGAAGTCATCCACATTATCGATGTTGGTCGTGGAGATATTCACGATACGTTTGATGCAACGATAATCGTGAACGAACAGACCGTAATGAGCCCCAAACCACGTCCCGTATACAGGGTACTTATTCCCTGCATCGTCCGTGGTGATGTAGTCACCATAGTCCTTCATCTTGATGCCGTACTTCGAGCCATTCGGCCCTTGGCCATCAGGATAAATCAGATTGACCATTTTCGGGCCAAACTGAATGATGTACATGCTGGTCTTGTTCAGCGTAGCTGAGGCAGCACCATCAGCCATGTCGTACACCATGTCACTGTCCACCGTGTTGTAGTCAGCACGGTTGTTGATGCCAGTGAACTGTTTGGGATTGGTGGCTTTATTGCCACTGAAGATACAGGTGGCCAGGGTGTTACCCATGCCAGAGAGGAACAGACCATCTTCCTGAAGTCTCTGAGCCAGAGGGGCACCAGGGCCGGACTCCAACTGATCCACATCGATCTCACTGAGACCGTTGAGGTTGGACGTACCTTCCACGATTGGCTCACTTGAACCTGCTTCGCGTTTGACACCTTCCCCGAATCCACGCCATGAGCCAGCAGGCTTTGAGGCCACTGCCTTATCTTCGTGGAAACGTCCGTTGTTACACGGGATAGAGGTTGCGACTTGAAGGATTCCATGCTCTTTTGAGAGCACATCGATGAGGTCGGCCAGATTGCCTTTAGGATCAGTCCTACGGGCCTGCTCTGCCGTGGTCAGATTTTCAACTAGATTTAAAGCGCCCATTTAAATAAGCCTCCAAAACAAATAGTCACATCTTGCTTCGTTGACTTATCTGACAACACGTCAGGGCCACCTTGTGCTTTAACGTCCACCACGACGACAGGAACACACCTGCATCACCAGGGCCTCAAGGGCTTATCCGGTGCACTACATTTAATGCAGGCCAGGGGAATTCGGATAGAGTTCCTTGGCCGCCGCTTCCTGGCTTCCTTTATCGCCATCACCTTCAGATTTCGGGACTGGACCTCCAAGAATCTTGGTACCGGCCAGAGTCCACATCTTGACCTGCTTGGGAGAGACATTGATCTGACGCCATAGACTCAGGTCAGTTGGATTCTCGTACAATCCAATCTCTTTCATAGTTTCGACCAGTTCAGGATCACCAGGCCCCATCAACTGGGTTACAGCTTCCAGCGCCTGTTTGGTATTCGTTGTGATCTGATCTGTGGAATACTCTTTTTGATATTCAGTCACTGCCTCGTTGAACTTCGTGTCCTGAGCTTGCTGAACCGCTGCCTGTCTCTGCTGCTGCAATGTCTCATAGGCAGCCACAAGAGGCTGGGCCTGTTCACTGCTGATATTGGCAGTATGGAATACATCCCTGAACGTGTCGATCAGTTCCATATCCCGCTCCATGCCTTCAGGCAGATCAGCCAGCTTGAAGTCATACTTATCTGCCGATTCCGGCACATTCATGGCAACGCGAAAAGCTGCTCTCTCTTCATCAGTGGCCTCTGCACCTGGCACTTTGAAGTAGCCATTTTGCGATACAAAATCCTCAAGCTTGCCACCCATGGCCGAGGATAGCTCAGTATGGTTTTTGACCAGAGTCTGAATATCAGGCACTGTGTCGTAGATCTTGGTTTCTTTACCTGCCATTTCAGTGACACTGCTACGGAAGTGATCCGTGAATACCCCTGTGCCCTCGGTATATGAAGGCGTAGCATCTCCATCTGCTGGAGCAGCATTGCCTGTATCAATTGCACCTTGTCCATCAATCATTTGTTATGGCTCCGTTAATTCTTTGGCGGTTTTCTGCTGTGGCGTATCTGAAACAGGATAGGTACTGGCTTTGACCTCAGCCTCTAACCGTTTCAACCCCATCGGCAAACCGCACCGCACCTTGATTGCTTCAATCAGATTACCCAACACCAGAAATGCCAGGGCTTGCTCATTGGACAGTGACTCACTTTGAAGATATAAAGCCACAGAACGCTCGATATCATGCAACACCTGGCGACCCTGCGCGTCTTTGAGAAAGGTATTATGGTAGGCCAAATACCTATCCCGCATCATGCCAGAATCACTTTGAATCTGTAGTTCTGTGGCTTCATACCATTTCATTATTTCTGGGACTCCCTGTAGTCTTTCCACGAAATGTCCATACCAGGCACGACAATGGTATCGTCCCACTCGGGTTTGGCTCTACCGACTTCCTTGAGCAGCTTCTTGGCCTTGGCCTTATCGTCGTCAGAGATATTCTTGATCCAGCCACCACCCTTACGCTGAGGCTTGCAATATCGCCGGATCTCCCGTTCCTGATCCACAGTGGCCTTCTTAGCAGCTTTCTTGCCCTTGGCAGGTTTGGGGTCAGGTGTTTTGTCATTGGAGTCATCACCACCTTGACCACCACTGGCACCATCAGCCTCTAACTGAGCCTCCAGGAACGTGATCCGCTTGAGATCATCCGGTTTGGCATCTGCTCTAGGCTCGCCATCCTGCTTGAGACACTTCTTTTTCAAGCTGGCCAGTTCTACTTTCATGTCATCATCCACAATTTGCACCTATTCCTTTACTGCGTGTTTGTCATCCCGTTAACAAACAGGACCACATCACTATTCAATTATTTACGCGGCCTGCTCTCCCATGAGCAGACTCAATGGACTGTTAGGCTGGATAGGCTGTGACAGGTTTGGTACAGCCGAAGCGCCTGTGGCCACCAGTTCAGCCTGATCAACCATGGCCTGCTTCTTTGCTATGACCTCCCTGATCTGGGCCAACTGTTCGTCAGAGCGAATGAGTTTCTGTGGGAATCCCTGGGCCAGGAGCGCTTCCTCCATACCCTCATCACCGTCAATTTTCTGTAAGCTATCCGGGAAAAGGCCAGCCCATTCGCCGGCCACAGCGATGCCCTCAAGTATGCCCTTGGATTTGAACAAGCTGCGCTGCAACTGAGACAGGATACCTGTGTACTGGGCATCAAGTGAACCGTCACCCATGGTCATCAGTTCCTCTGGAGGCTCTGGCATGCGTCCAGATTTCGCTTCATGATCCAGGAGTACACCAATGCTATGATCACAGCAATCATCCTCAAATGATCCGGAGATGGTTGACATCATGACTGCCTTTTCACCCATCATCTGAGAGGCCTGGTATGCAGTCATCTGTGGCAGATCCCGCTGACTGAGCATCTCGAAGAATGGCACGAACAGCCAGTCCTCGACATCATCCCGCATGCGACCCCTCTCCATATCGGATACCACCACGTTGAGGCGATCCATCAGAGTCTCAATGAACTCGTCATTCTTGGTGTAGTTCTTGGCCCCAGGATTCAGTTTGATTGTACCTCGGAGATTGGCATGAGCTCTGATCACAGGCTCTACAGCCAGGTGGGCTGCCGTGACGATCTTCTCACCGAACTTATTACCCATCATGGCCACAGTCAAGGCATCGGCTGCCAGGCCCGTGCCATAGTCCACACCGAACTCTACCTGTGATCTCCAGACCATTGGCCCATAGTCTGAGCCATCGATCTTCAGAAGAGCCTTATCCTCTTCCTTGGCTCCAACCAAGACAAAGAACATCACCCACCGCTTACTGGCCACATCCAACCGATCAGGGTTAAAGTGCGGATTCTTGTACCAGGCCAGGATCACATCATGTTTGGTAAATGCACCCTTGCCACTCTTGGCCTGCTGCTTGATGGTCTCAGGCAGGACATCCTGGCCAAACTGATCGAGCAGTGTCTTGGCCTTGAGTTCCATCTTCTGATGGTACATGTCAACATTACCAAAATAGTCACACGACCAATACGCCTGCCGCGCAGGCACACCCCGGAACACTACGCGATCATTATCGATATCGCGCACGGGAACCCATGAGGCATTGCCAAAGCACGCATTATGTTCAACCAACTGTGGTGAGGCTGAATAGAAATTAGATTTACGCAGGGCATAATAGGCCTGCTCCTCGGCTGCCTGGTAATAGTTCTTGATGGCATCGATATCCATCATCGATTGCATACTGCTGGTCAGCTTGAGCCATGGCAGGGCCTTGTTTGTCATGAACCCCAGGAAACCCCTGGAGAACTTCTTGAGGCTCTTGGCAGGCGTATCATCGAAGATGGCAGCGCCGTACTGCTGGCCAGGCACTGACGGCTTGAGCATTCCATGTGATCGAGGCAGGAACAGCCGGCTTGTCACATCCCACAATGCCTGATACGGATTCCTTTCCGCCTCCATTTGTCCCTGAAGGAGGATCACCCGCTTGACTATATCCATTCTTGATTGACCGTCCCAGGCTTTCATTATCCCATGACTCCCTTGAGACCTGGTCTGACCGTGTTAACCGTGGCACCTGGCGTGGCCACCTGGCTCTTTGCCCTGCTCGATGCACGTCTACGGCGCTTGATCTGGTCATTCTTGAGTGCCTGCGTACCTGCCGATCTCTTGGTAGGCACAGAGGCAGGCATCGGGGGTGTAAGTGTTTTTGGAGGATCGATCCCCAGTACATCATCCGTTATGTCACTGCCCATTATGCCACCTCAAGTAATGATTGCTTGATTTCATCTTCACTGGCCGGCCTTTGTTTAGGCTCTTGCAGCTCTCGCTGTTTTGCCATATCCAGCACCGCATCACACATACAACACTGAGGCTCATCACCATCTTCTGGCTGCCAGCCATTCTTGTGGCCACATTCACCGCATTTGATAATGATCTCAGACATGGAGTAGATCCTCCGTCCCGTGATCATCTTTCTTGCTGTGATGTCTGGTTGATGCAGGATTGTAGACAGGCAGATACTCACAGGCCTGCTGAAAGTAGCCCAGGGCATGGCGGTAGTGGTCCTGACCGTCACCAGTCTTGACATACCGTCCACGCACCTTGCCGCTGGGAGTATCCTGGATGAACTTGACCATGGCTGCACACTGCTTTGCGAACAGTTCAATCTCTTTGTGCTTCTTACGAGGCAGTTCCACCAATTGATTGGCGATTAGGTTGTGAGTCTCGTCACAGAGTTCTGTGCGTCCTACCCGGACCACACCGGCCTGCTCATCCTCAGTGGACACTTTGACCGTGCGATCTGCATAGTCGATCAGGTACACAGGATAGGGCTCTTGATCCCTGAACTTCCGACACATACGAGTTTCAGGCTCAAAGTCAATACCGCAGCACTGGACGTTGTACCACTTGCCCAGGTCGTGGAGATCTTCGAACCCATCCACACGCCCCACCCACAGGATCTGCCTGGCCTTCTCACCGATCTTGCGACCGATCACCACATTGAGAACCTTGCCCACGTCCACACCCATGGCACATGGCCCAGTGGACCGGCTCTGCATGGCATCAGGACCACAGCATTCATACACCATCTGAGGCGTGAGTCTGTGTGAGGCATCGACATACGGCTTACCCCAGACCATGCGGTAGAAGTTAGCGATATCCAAATCCGGATGCCTGAACCTGGCAATGATCCTGGCAGCATCACCGGATGCCTTGAGCGATTGGAATCTGGAAATCCACCATCCAGGGAATTCATTGCCGCGCTCATGAGCTACCCATTCGCCCTGGCGACGATTCAGTTCAGTCCCACACTTGATACAGCCGTAATACGTCTTTCCATGCCGTTCAAGCACACATTCCGGGAAACTCAGTTCCAGGCATGTGGTAAACTTGTTGCATTTTGGACACTTGATCCATCGATGGCGTTGGTCACTCTGCTCATATTTCCTGTGGATGCCATAGTCAGGCACAGTGGGATTGGAGATGTACACAGACTCATCCACATCGGATGCACCCTTGCGGGATTCTGCCTGCTCTTCAGCTTCAGGATCATGGAGGTCGAACTCTTCATACACAATCTTGTCCACTGGCGTGGATCGTAGATGCTTGGATTGCTTGGCAATGCCTTGGATGTTCTGATTGAGCGATGCGAACCTGGCGTACAGGTAGCCGTTCCCGATCTTACGTACACCTGCAGCATTGATGTTGCCCACAAACTGTCCGATGGCCAGTTTGTTCCGGCTGATCAACTCAGTGGCCCGAGTCTTGGAGAAGTCAGTCACATCAGACTCACCAGGGAACACGTACATCACACCAGATGGATATCGGCCATGGATCAGGCCATGAAAGTTTGTGATCAGTTCCGCCTCAGTGCCACCAACCTGCGTACCCTTCATCCAGGTCTTGACCCTGCTGCAGTCGCACATCGGCTGGACCTGATACTCTCGATCACCAAACACAAAACGACCGCCCTGGACCTGGATGCCCATTGCATCCGCCCAGTATGCGGGATTGGCTGCCATCAGTTCCGCAGGGTTATAGCTAACCACTAGCAGCACCATGCAGCAGCAAAATCTCAGCCACCTTTGCCATTTCCTGTCGTTTTTCACGGGACACCTGTTCAATCTTTTCTGCCAATTCTTTACCCAACTGCTCATTATCTTTTTCGAAGACACCCAAATGCCTGCCGATATTCGTCCTGGCCACCTGATTGGGATGCATCTTGACAGTGACGCAACCATCCTTGTCCGTACCGATCTTTGCGATCTGCTGCGCCACATGCCTGGGCAGATCACACAGAGGTTTCAGCAGCTTGATCACGCCCTTGGTGTCACAACTGACCACATCCGCGATACTGGAGTACGCCCGCTCGATCTCTTTCTCGAGCCATTCCTTGGAAGTTATCTGAACCAGGGTCTGCTGAACTTTTCTCAGACCCGCTTTGTAGGCAATACCTTCAGGAAATTTATTTAATCTTGCTGCCTGATTTGCCCTGGCCTTTTTTGTTTTGCACTTATAGCCCGCTTTGATGATTGCATCGTCGGGAGACATCCCTGAGAAAATGCAATCATAAAAGGTCATTTGTTGTTGCGATAAAGCCATGTTTTTTCAGAACTTACCTACATTTATCATCATCTGGGGAGTCCACAACGTGTCACTGGTAACATAGCAAGCCTTTCAGCTTTAACCGTGAGATAGATCACATGGATCTCAATGGCGGGAAGGATACCACGTTAAATAACACGCAGTCCAAGACAAGATTTGTCTAAAAGTATCTTCTGTGATATACTCAGATATGAGATAATTGAAGTGACCATGTTTTAGGGAGCAGGCCATTGGGGTTCCGATCTATGGACGTGACTTTCTTCCGATGCTAAACGCGTGTACGTTAGCCAGATGCAGTAACTGGATATCGCGCAATACTGCGTTTATTGTCAGTTTCAATAAATTGGATAGCGCGCAAGGCACCTTACTTCATGAGTCAAAAATGCACATTATGTCATAAAAAGTGCGTGAAAAGGTCGATTCAATAATTGTGATAGCGCGCAGTATTGCGCGATAATCAATGTTATATCCCAAACCAGGAATAGCATGTCAGAACTCACAAAAAAGCAGAAAAAGCATCTCCGTGCCTTGGCAATGAAAGCCTATGAGATTGACTTAGGTCGATGTATCGATACGTTATTTGACAAATATCAGAAATGGAAGCAGCAGCAAATATCTGTTTGGGAAGTGAACGATCAAATCCACGAATACCATGATGATATAGCTCGCAGTTTATACAAAACCTACACCATGAAAGACCCCATTTATCCAGTCGCATTTGGCGTCAAGTCCGGAGCAATAGATATTAGCGAGGTAGATCCAAGCTGTTTAGATGAAGTAGAGAGAATTGTCACTTGTCTTGATGAGAGCTAG